CCACCTAGGATCAAGTGCTCCGATTATTGCGGCAGCTTCATCAAGTGCACCATGATCCGTTTTTCGACGTTTATCGGAAACAACAATAGAGTTCTGTACGTAGATAGTTCCAACTTCATAACTACTGTTACCAATTAGATAACTTTCTGTTACGTGTGGGAAGAAGTTATGTCCGTTGTTAATATACCAAGAGGGGTTTCCTCCATTAGCATAGAACGCAAGCCTGTTGTTTGCGTGGTCCCCCCTGACGGACATGACGTCGTTGTCATCCGGGTCTCCAAAGTAAAGCGAACCAAGATCATCATTAGGAGTTAGTATTGATATACCTGCACTTGCATTACTTTCAATGACTAGTTCGTCGGCGTCTGTGTGTGCAGTGACAGTGCCAGCAGTTCCAGCACTCTGATAGTGGATACCGTCGCCGTCTGGATTGTTTGTTCCAATCCCTATTCCTGCACTAGCCCATATACCTAAAGTATTGGCTGCCGCAGCATATAGGCCCATGTCAGTATCGCCAGAGAAGGTCAAACTTGGAGCGTCATAGGCTCCTGATGGAATGGTTACAACACCACTTCCTACAGTAAGTGCTCCTGTACCAACAGCCCCAGTAGTTGTGATGGTACTACTACCGTTATCGATCGATCCGAATCCACTAGTAATAGAGCCAGCGTCTAAGGCTCCTGTCGTAACTATGTTTCCACCACCAACAGAATGACTAGCAAAATACGTCGAAACTGTATCGACGTTTGTCATACGCATCGTGCCAGCATCATTGATGAGTATACCATCTCCGCTAGCTACTGATGTCGTGCCGCGTGCTGTGCCACCATCGATTAGATTGAGTTCAGCAGTAGTGACTGTTGCACCATCTAAAATGTTCAACTGAGCAGCAGTAGTTGTTACGGCTGTACTACCAATCAACAACTTGTCTTTAACAATGTCAATAACCGCACCACCAGCAGTTAACAACTTATCTGCGCTCTCATCCCAGAGTATAAATGCACTACTAGTATCACCAAAGAACTTGACATCCTTACCTGTTCCGTCAACTCCAACTGTCAACGTCCCATCAAGCTGAACATTACCATCGATGTCTACCGCGTCGAGGTTAGCCGTACCATCTACATCAAGATCGGTTGATACATCTAGTCCTCCAGTAATGGCCCACTTGCTGCCAGATTCGTCCCAGTTCATAACTATAGTTGCATCAGCACGGAACTCTATATCTTGCGCTTTGGTTCCATGCGTGTTGCCGTAAAGAACAATGTTACCACCTTGGTTTGTGGCAGTGTCAGCCGTTATTGATAGAGCGCCATCGGTGTCAGCACCGATTATATTAGGGTTAGCATTACTGAATTGTAAATCGTCTGACAAGGTTAGACCGGCAAGAGTCTTGTTAGTAAGAGTTTGAGCATGTGACTCAAATACAAACGTATCATTGCCAGTTAGCAGAGGAAGAGTAACTGTCCGATCATCTGCCAACTCATTTACAGCAAACACATACTGGTGATCCTGAGATGTATCGTTTATCTGAGGAGCGTTCAATACCTTATTTGATAGCGTCTGAGGAGTATCTCTTCCAACAAATATGTCAGTCGTAACTGAAGCATCATATGGAACAGTCCACACATTTGTAGTACCAGTAGGGATATTAGAAACTTCAAAGTTCCAGCGTTTGGTTACATCCGCGGAATCTACGATAAAGAAGTCTTCATCCTTACGAGCAGTACTGTCAATGAGTGTGATTATGTTTCCATTGGTCACATCATTGTCGTATGATGTTGGATCAGACGTATATGTGTTGATAGTGACACCAAATCTACCACTATCAGTTAAGAAGGTATTAACGGCATAAGCTGTAGAAGCTGCCCAAGCTCCGCCATTCTGAATGTTAACGGTGAAGCCTTCCCAACGACCAGCGTTAGTCGCACGATCGGCTGCGAACGTACCACTCGTCGAAGATGTGTGAGCAACTAGTGACTTCCAAAGACTGCCAAGATCAGGGTCTACGTATATATCATCTTTGGAAATAGAGAGAGAATTATCCCATACACCTTTGAAGTTTGTTACAGATATATACTTATTCAGCAGAGCATCAACACTTCGCTGGAAGTTATGATGAATCTCATGCCAAGGAGTCTTATCAAACTCGATAAGATCAAAGTTGAAATTGGCAGTCACAGCCATTAGACATCAATCTCCGTTCCAACAGCCTGGATGTTCATAGCCAATGCAGAAGAACCACCAAGCGTATAAGTAACGGTATCACCAGCGGATAAGTAATACTCAATCGGAGCTGGAGCGCCAGTAGTGTCTCCATCTACACCTGTTGCCTGGGCCGAAAGTGGCCCCTCTTTTATGGCATTAGGACTCGAAAACAAGAAGTTAGACGCTGTTATATTACTGTGAACCATCACAGCGATACCGTTTATCGTAATTGTTAGGTCAGTAGTCCCATCAGCCGCACCTTTGCACTCGTAGAATATGCGTACCAAAGCGGCTTTAGCACTTGGAACAGTATAGACGGTAGTTGTTCCTGCCGTCAGGGTCGATCCTTCACCCAATACACCAATCTTGTCGCTCATGGACGACTCCTATCGGTTAGCTAGATTAAAGCTCATGGTTCCATACGCAAGACGCGCAGGGATACCCGTTTTTTGCTGCAAGTCATCTATCTCGTTCTTGATAGTCTGGAACTGAGTACGAAATTCAGACTTTGAAGCCTTCTCGCCATCGGCGGGAATGGTGACGTTAACTTCTGATGCCATGCTATGCTACCCTTATTGAACCTGTTAAGTATGCGAGGGTCAAAGAGATAAACTTCAATGGCCCATGTGCGTCTCCGTACATTCGAAGTTTCTGGATTTTATAGCGCGCAGGCCAACCGTAAAGACCTTCATGCTTTGTCGGTCTCCCACTGCCAAAATCCTGTCCGTATGCTTGTTTGCCGAAACCAGGAGCTTTGCCCCCAACAAAGTCCTTGGTTATAGCGGGTGATCTTACTGAGTCGTACCAACCAAATCCATCGTCCCAATATCCTTCATCATCTTCCCATTTCTGTCCAATGTAACCTGGGTCTTCTATAAAGTTATCGGTATACATATCTACCTTGAACCTTGCCATTCCCTCGGTATCAAAGTTGATATAGCGACTCTGTTTTAGATTGAATCGTTGATTATGATCAGCCCAAGGAAGTTCCCAATCAAACCTTATGGGAACACCACTATCGTTGTCATCACTATGTGGACTCCAACCGTGGCCATCTCCAAATGCAGTGTCATCGTCCCACATTTCTTCTGACTTTTCGAAGTCTCTATATATCTTATCGTTGTTGTTACCCATTATGTAGACTTCACTACCCTTTATTATAGAGAAGAATACTCGTTTCAGTTCTGATCTACAGGCTGCTCCCCAATTCCAATCCCTAAACTCTTGCCACGCTGTAATCTTTAAACTCTCTATCTTCTTTAAGACAAACCCTCTAGTTTCTACCTTATTGGTTATGGTAGTCCACTGTGGGATAAACAGCATATAGTTATAGTCTTGGCTGTCGTATAGGGAGAAAGCATAGTCTTCTAGAATCTTAGTAGAGGTTATAGCGTTGACATCTTTCTGTATCTCTGGGTCAACAAGCTGACTAAAGCGTTCTGGTCTTACATTACCAGTGAAGAGTGCACGACGAACTGAGCTTACACCGTTTGGATCACAGAACAGCATATCATCACCTAGAGACTGGATTACTCTATGTGAGATGGTTCCATGATTCTCAATTGCATCATCGAATGTTGGTGTGTGATCACTACCAGTAAATGTTCCTAATGTACCGGGTAGAAGTGCCTCTTCGAAAGCAACAACTAGTCTATCACGAAAGCGTCCTATTCCCTTAATTGTTTGGTCGCCTAGCGGAACCCGTGAACCAAGAGACAGCGTCACACTATCATTAGGATCAGGATCACCTAAGAACACACCAGATGTATCAGTGGAACTTATATGTAGAGCATCACCATCTTCTGGGTCGCCACCAATACAAAGATAACGTCCATGTGTAACGGCATAACGTCCTATAGGCGTGTTAGCATTACTACCAGTAGCGGGATCATTTAAGAACGTGCATAGATTTGTACCACCATCTATAATGAGCGGTTTGTTTACACCATTGTGTATTGTTAGATCGCCGTTGAATACGGCAAAGGAACAGAACTCTGTGGTATCCCAACCTGAAGGGCTTCCTGGTAAGTTCTTTGCAAAGTCATCATCCCATATGATACGAACTTCGCCGATAGAGTTGATACGAACAATCTTACCGTTAGACCCTACAGCAATGATCTGCCCATTAAAGTAGTCCATGTTAACAATCTCTTCGATGAACTCACTTGTGTCAGCGAAGAGACGTGTTCCAGGGCGCACTTCTAATGCTCCATCTACGGAGCGTTGCATGTTCTTGAGGGTCTTTGCGAATCTTGTATCTAGGTTTAGATCGTTGTCAATAACATTCCACCCGCCACTAAAGTCCCTAATAGTAGCGTTACGCAGAAATTCTCCGCGTGGAATACGTACACGTTGACTTAGTCTTGTTGCCATTATGTTGCGAGTACAGTAAACTCAAATGATCTCGGGTCCGTTGTCACTGGGTCAAGTGAAACTGGATGGCTGCCCAGGGAGTTTAATATCTGCTCGGCACGCTGCTCAAAGAGAGCTAACATACTGGCGGTTGCTTCTGGATTCGTTCCATCGTCCTTGAGGTATTCCCAGGATGCTCCAAGGACAAGAGAGTCTTCATCAAAGTCTATTTCGTCAGTACTTGTAAAGTCGTCTGGCTTAGTACGATATGTAACTTGTATGTCACCAGTTGACGCTTTAGGCCAGATAGTAAATATCCTCGATACATCTGGGTTGGAGGAGAAGTGTACAGGAGACGTACCATCTATAGTACTTGCGTTAATCGTTGATGGTAGCTCCGTTAGTGCAGTATTAGAATTATCAGGGAATATGTGTCTGATATCCTCAAATCTCTTAATCAAAGTAGTTAAGTCTGTTGTTACAATTCCATTAGTTCCATCTAGTGTATATGTGGAAGCATGTGTAGTAAATCTAGGCCAAAATGCCTTATCGAATAAAGTGTTAAAGGTGGTCTGAATAAACTCTTCAATCGCATCTTCTGAGTAGAATTGAACACCAACACCTGCAACCATAGACAGACGTGTTTCAACTCTAGTCACAAGCTGCGTGAGAGTTTTAGCCATAGTCTTTTCCAATTCCGAGAAGCGGGGACGAGAAGGGGAACCGTCCCCGACTTCTCTTCATTGCTTTCCGTTAGGTCCGCAACCTTTATGCTTGAGCAACACCATGCATCTGAGCGTCGTTGATTTGTGCAACGACCTCAAATTCCACAGAGCCATTACAAGCAGTATGAGGTTGAACAGTACCACGGGGATCGCCAGTTGTCGTAGTAGCAGTAGTACCATCGGCATCTATGAAGAACACACCCTGAGTAACAGAGATGAGTGCATCAGCAGTGCCAGTAGTAGCTGTGCCACCATCACTAACAACTTCGATTGCGGCGTTTGAGCCGATCTTCGAAGTTGCGCCGTGATCATCAGTTGCTGATCCAGTGTCCAGTGAACCAATAGCTGCACTTGCAGCAATCGTAACACTTAGACCCGCAACAGCAGTACCACCAATCTCAACTGTGAGCGCAGTAGCACCTGATTGAGTAGCGATGTTGACAACTGTATCCATGCGAGTAACAAAACCAGCGTTGTTATTCACACCGAAGACTGTATCAGCAGAGACACAATCAATAGCGACAACAGGAATCTGACCCTCACCAACGGCAATGGCCACATCATCCTCGTACCACTCAAGGATACGTCTTGCAGCATATGGAAGACCAAGACGGTCATCCCAACCAACATCGAACGTATCGCCAGAAGCACCAGAAGCAGCCGCAATCGTATCGACATACTTAAATGCTTTCTCACCATAGATGGTACTAGTACCACTTAGAGTGATCGCTTCTGACATTATTTGACCCAAGTAGTCGCGTCCAGTAACGGTTACGACATGGTTTGAGCCCGCTGTACCGACCATAGTTAAACAACGTCCAAAGGTCGCATCAAGCATCCCAACAGTCGAGGTCAGAGAAGAGGAGCCACCGTCAAAAGTTGTTTCGAAGTCGGAACTAGTATAGGTCTGGGCCGACCCTGTGGCGCTCTTGTCGTTGAGGATGCCATCGGCATCAGCAGCCGCCGGAGCACCGAGCGACCCCGACCATCTTCCATTGATGACGTCAGCCGCCATCTCCATGCTTGGCACATACTGACTAATAGTACGTGGGAAGTGATCCGGTAGTTGTTTAGGCATTGTCTATCCTTTACGTTGCCAGTTCAGTTTCCTCACTAGGCGTCTGACGACTAGACTTGTTCTTAGCGGTCTTTTGCTCAGAACGTGTTTTCAAAGATCCATTTGACTTTCTTCCGACTACATCGCCGGTTTCCATATCAACAAGTTCTGGGTCTTCAAAGAAACCACACCTAACCATCTCTGCCTCGGTTCTTATACGAACAGATGAACCATTTGGAAAGTATACCATCCATCCAGCGGGTTCGTCTTCAGTGTACTTAACGAGGTTACTATCGTCATCGTACTTGAACTTCTCTCGTTTTACCTCGCCACCAAGTTCGTGTACTTCAAATCTAGGTCTTACATCTGCCATAGTAGTTCCCCTTCTCCTACTATTTACTCGTTAATAAGAACTGCGTGAGTGCGGAAGGCTCTCCACATACACCATTGCCCTTGCCAGACAATACGCGAGCCAGTTGCATCGATCGTCCAAGGGGCGACCAACTCTTTGACTTTCATATTGACGTGCTTGAGAATGTGCAGTCGGAGGTACTTGGAGTTAATGAAGTATGCCTTGTTAACAGGGCAGTCTTCATCATACAACATTGTAATACCTTGATGTCGCACTCCAGTGAAGCCCAGGTCCATCATCTTCTTGCCAGAGTTGGACTCTGACATGTTAATGACAACCTTGTCACGTACCGCTGTGCGGTAGTGTCGGTACAAGTTACGTCCGGTGAGCATCACGTCTGGCTTATCACCTTTCAGTGTCAAGTCCATAAGAATGTCATCGAAAGCTTCTTCAATGTTGGTCGAGTCGATGTTTCCATTGAAGTCGTAGGCAGAAGTACGCCACTGAGTTTCAGTTGCGCGGTTGATATTACCTACAGTACCAGTTGTGGGATCGTCAGGAATCATAAGACCAAGTCCTTGAGGATCAGTACCAGCACCACTAGCATAGAGGTACGAACTGAACTTCTCTTTGATGGACTCTTCGAGTACGTCCATCTTGGCCTTCATTAGTTTGAAGATCAAAGCCGCACCGCGGTTCTCATCTTCTTCCTGATCTGAAATGATGACTGAGCCAGCAACCCGCGCCCAGTTGTACGTCACTGTGTCAAACTCACTCGTTTGTGCTACGGGGAGTTCATCATAGTACTCATACGAACTGATGTTTGGGTTACGACCAACAGTCAGAGGATTGGTGATCTCGTGACCACCGTCTTCAGTCTCGACACGCTGATTGGCGAAGACCCAAGCCATAAGAGAGTTAGACTTTACAGAAGCCATGATTAGCTTCTTACGGGACCGCGTCAAGGTTGCGGCGAGAACAGTGGCAATAGGAGTACTAGCCATGTTTTCTCCGATCTATTGATTAAGTTATCCCAGACTCATTGATGGCTTGTCTAATGATGTCGCTCATCGATGTGTCAGCGGACACTGCTAGGTTAGCTTCATCTGTGCTACTTGCATCAGGGACGATGCTACCACCAGCAGGGACACTTTGCTGTGTATTACCACTTCCGTTACTTCCACTCTGTTGTGCTTCTCTTGCATTTTGAATGTAAGTACCGAGAGGAACCTTCCAG